AACGAAACCGCAGGACCGCCCGGATCGACGAGCCGCTTGACCTCGGCGACGGCGCTGTTTGATTCGGTCCCTGAGCCCACGACGAACGCACGCTCGAATCTGGATGTCGGCGCGAGGCCCTTGCTCCCGAGCACCGAAAGATCCGCGCGTGTGGTGAGGTACTCGCCATCCACACTACCGGTTGTTTCGTACTCCACGTCCACGAATAGCCCGCTCTCGGCGGTCGTGACGACGATGTGGACCCACGCCGTATCGGTCACGTCGATCGCCGTGATGTCCGAGCCGTCGATGTCGATGGTCTGTGTGGTCGGGAACGACGTGGATGGGTCGGATCCGTCCGGACCCCACCCGCGCTTCACCTCGATCACGCCGGACCCAGCCGCCGCGTTCGCGCCTGATGCGTGAAGGATCAGCCGACGCGCCCTGGTCGTGTCGATCGCGAACTTGAACCCGAGATGAGTGCAGTCAACCTTCATTCCTCGCACGGCCCCTTTGCGTCCACTTCGCGCTCGTGGATCTGCAACTGATCCTGCGCGCTCGTCGGGTCCACGCTCACGATCACCCTCTGCCCGATCTCGAACGGGTACACGTCCGCCTCCTCGTCCTCGCTGCCCGCGAACTCGACGGCGCGGTACGCCGGGATCGCCCCCTCGAACAGCAACACCTGTCCGCCGACGTGAATCTCGATGTCGTAGGTAACGTTGTCAGCGGGCGACACGTCCCCTGTCGATCGGTCCACGACCGTCCCCCACGTCACATACGGAGTCGTCGGCGCTGCCATCACATCACCCCCGGAAGCGATTGCCAACCGTTCAAGTCGCTCTCATCGAAGTTCGGCGACACGACGACGACGGGGGGCTGGGTCGGGTCGTTCTCGTCGGCGGGCGCGATGTCGAGCCGCTGGTACGGCGGGATCACGAACTCGTCGTCGGCGACGGCGTACACATACGTCCCGATCCTCCCGAGGTTCGCGTCGATCTGCGCATCGAAGTTGAATGTGTTGGGGATCCCCGGATCGTCGATCCATCGGTAGGTGAACTGGTATTTGTCGATCGCGAGCCGCCGAACCCCGTCCGGCTTGAACAGGTACTTCCGACCGTTGATCTGGTGGATCTTGTTTGTCTGCTCGTTGATGATCTGCGTGAGCGCGAGTTGGGTGTCGGCGCTCGTCCCGCTCTGGATCATCGCGTTGAGCGTGATCCGGTGGACCGTCCGCGAGTACCGGAACGCGGCCTTCTGCTCGACCGCCTGATACGTCGTGAGCACGGCGGGAACGCCGCCAGCGGCGAACAACTGCGACACCCGCACTTGGAACACGGGGAGCTCCACGTCCACGTCCTCGAACGTGCTGTCGCTCTCGACGAAATCGAGCCCCGTGTCGTTCTCGGGTGGGTCGAGCGTGCCGTACTCGGGCGGAACGTACACGGCCTGCACGATGGTCCCCGCGCTGTCGGGCCGGAAGTCCACCGAGTCGATGATGAGATCGCCGATGCCCGCGAAGTTCTCGATGTCGCCGCGTTGCGGACGACCGCCGAGTGTGCGGACGGTATCGGGTGACTCGCCGGCCACGCGCCATGTCCGGCGACGGCGCGTCCCCCCGGCCTGCTCCGTGATGCCGTGCTCGAAGTAGAGTTCGGTTGATTGGTCGGCCCACGCCATTACTTCAACCTCCGCAGGTCGTCGGATACGCGGTCGATGCGCGAGACGATGGTGTCGAGTCGGGTGGTGAAGTCCTGCCCGAAGATGCCGTCGAGCCCGGACGCGAGTTGGTCGAGCGAGCGCTGGAACGCCTCGGCCTGTGCGTCGGCGATGCGTTGATTGGCTTCGCGTTCTCGCCGCTCGCGGTCAGCCGCCGCCTCCTGATTGGCTTTCTTGAGCGCGCTGACTTGCTTGCTTGCGATTTCGTCGATTGTTGCGAGGTTGCCTTGTAGCAGTGCATCCTCAATCGCGACACCAGCTTCTTCGGCAGCGCGAATCAGCGCCTTCTTTTGAATCTCTGCCTGCAAACGGATTCTCTCCGCTTGATCGGTCGTGAGATCCAGTTGCAGCTGTTCCTTGATCCTTTGCTGAGATTCGGCAAACGCCTTCTCCCGCTTCTCTATTGCAACCTTGTCGGCTTCAATAGATGCCTGAGATTGCTCCCGAGCGATCGCGGCAAGATTGTCATACGTCCTTCTTACTGTCTCAGTCGCCTGCTCAGCCTCACTTACTAGCTGCTCGTTCGTTGGAACGCCAAACAGGAAGCTGACGATCGACTGCGTGATTTCGCCAAGAAGCGAACCGCCTTGGCGATCAAGTGCCAAATCAAGCGCGTCCGTTATTTCTTCAATGTCCTTGAGTTCTTGCTTGCGAATGTCTTGCAGGGCCTTTGCAAGTTGCTCCTCGTTCCGGACCTGAAAAACAGCCTTTTGCAACTGCTCGTCACGCGCATCAGTAACGCCATTGATCGCCTCGCGAAGATCAGAAGATGTCTTTTTGACCTTGCCAATCGCCCCGGCAAGGAGCGTTACGACACCAATCAGCCCGGTAACAATCCCGACAGTCTCTGTGACGCTTGATGTGAACTTGCGAACCGGCTCTGTGGCCTTGGAAATGGTTTCTCCGGCCTTTCCAAACCCGCTCTGCGTCCTCTTTCCGGCTCGCTCCGCCTCGTCCCCGAGTTCTTGAACCTCGCGCTTTGCGTCCGATACCCCGGCCTTGACACCCTCGGTATCGGCTTCGATGTCGATTTTGAGCTTGCCGATACGGTCAGGCATGGTACAATCCAGTCATGGAGACAAACGAACAACAAAGACAGGCCGTGAGGGACGGGATCAAGGACGCGGGGAAAGATGCTGCAAGGTTCGTGTTCAACTTCGCGCACTCGCTACTTGCAATCTTGATCATCATCGCTGGCGGAATGGTCATTGCCGGTATGTTCGGGGTCCAGTTCTAACTCACGACCCTCGCGTCAGCGCGCCCGTACCGCGGATGTCCAGACCGATGTCGATCAACTGACCGATGCCGGTGCTGATCGTGCATCCACGCAGCAGCGCCTCACCCTCGTAATCCACGTCACCCTCAGCCCTCAGCACAATCCCCGTCACCGCCGACTTATCCAACGCGCCCGCTGGGAACAGCGGGTTGGTCCCGGCGCTCGTCAGGTCGCCCGTCCCCTGGAGCGTGACCGTCGCCGTGTTGCGCGCGCCGCGCGATACCACACCCGACACGTTCTGCACCAACGCCGTACCCGCGAGCGTGTTGTCCGCCGTGTCGTCGTTGATCTTGAACGTCGCCGTCGCGCTCGCACCCACAGCCGGGAGCGCCGTCGTGTCGTCGATGTTGCACTGGACCGTCGCCGTCCATGACAACGCGCCCATCACCCACTCGCGCCACGTCACGCCCGCAGCGGCCATGCCCGTGTCGTCGAACTCGTCCCAGTTCATGTTCAGTGTCCATGACGACACCTTGAAGTCGTCGAGCGACGAGTACGTCAGGTCCGACACGTCGCCGAAGTCCGCGCCCCCTCCGGGGAACCGCGCCGACGCGCTCACCGTCCACTCGCCAACGCCGATCGCGTTGGTCTTGGACTTGGGCGGCGAGGACGCGAACCGCGAAGTGTCCGCGACCACGCCGGTGTAGTTGATCGTCCCCGTATAGGGTGACGTTGCCGTGTCGATCAGATCCTCAAGGATCGTCCCCGCGCCGTCACTCGACGAGAGCAGGCCGGTCAACCCGATTGTGGAAGCCATCGTTATCCCCCCCTGACCCCCCGGTCAGTCCTTTTCTACCAACACCCTGAAATCGCCGTAGGCGACAACGATCTCGCCTTGATCCCCCCGGACCTCCGAGCCGAAACGCTCAAGCCCCATCGTCGAAACGCTGTACCCCGATACCGTGGGTCGCCAGCGATGGAGCCCGTAGGTCGGCGCACTCGATGCGGTCCCGTCTCCCACCACCGTTTCCCATGCTGTGCTCAGTGTGGCGAGCCCCGAAGCCGGGTAGCGGTGGGTCATTACCTCGACCGTGTACGATCCCTCGAACGCATCGACCGCGAAGCCCGACACGCCGGGGTCGTCCGTGACCCCGAGCGGCGAGCCGTTGGTGAGCGAGAACATGACGATCGGGTCGCACCCCTTGACGATCTCGATCTTGTCCCCGTCGCCGTCGATCTCTGGCGCGACCGTGTACCACACGCCCTGGACATCCACGGACTCCGCAGCAAACGACTGGACGAGCCGTGTACGGATCGCGTCTTGGAGTGCAACAGCGTTCATCGCAGCGCCTTCCGAAGCGTGGAGCGGAACACCTTGATCGCCTTGTCACGCGAGCGCGAGAGCCCGAGCCCCATGAACGGGCGCGCGGCCATCTTTGATGTGCCGTATTCGAGATGTGGCGCGTAGGACACGTTGGTCCCGACCGCCCGGCGCAACCGTCCGGCCTTCTCGTTGCTGATCGAGTTGACGAGCCGACCCGACCTGATCCCCGGCGGCTGACCGGGGTTCGATGCCCTGTACTTCCCACGGATCCCGGTGTCTCCCCCCGTCCCCGTCACCACACCCGCACCCTTGCCGGGCATGGTCTTGACCACGCCCGTCCGCACGACCTCCGCAGCCGCGTTCAGCGCCTTCTCGGATTCGCGCTCGATCTCTCGCAGCACCTGCTCCCCGTCCCAATCAAGCTCGGCGCGGATCGTCATCAGTCAGCACTCCCGATCCGGCGCAGCATCAGCTTGAGCATCCCATCGGCCTGCGGGATACTGCCCCCCACCGTCTCGTACTCCACCCCGTCGATGGTGTAGTGGTACGTCACGTTTCCGCCCGACACGCTCAGGTCCGTACCCGCGTTCGTGATCGACGGCGTGAACAACCAGTACGTCGCGTCCTCCCCGTTGATGCCGTTGGCGATCCGCTCGGCGCTCGTCATCGGCTGAAACGTCACAGGTACACCCGAAGCAACAGTCGCGTAACTCGCCAACGTACCCCATCCCCCGCTACCAACAGATCCAGACGGCTTCGTAATCGTCGCGGTCGCGTTGACCATGCCCCCCACTCGGGGCGGCTTCGGTGGGTTGCCGATCGTCATACCGGAACCCTCCAGTGCCTGAGCTTGTCGAGCAGGCGATCACGGAAGTCCGGCGCGGCACGCACCGTGATCGTGGTGTTCCCTGTCGCCTCGGTCAGCTTCTCCAGATCCCGACCACGCGAATCGAGGTAGTGGTCGATCAGGTCGTAGGCCACGCCCTTGAGCAGATCGTTCCGCGCGTCGCTGGTGGCGTACACGACCTCGACGTTGTTGCTCCCGAACGGGAACAGAAACCCACCGTCGTCAAACGTGCCGTATGAATCTCGCCGAACAGCGCTGCCTCGCCTCGGGGCGACGGCCATGATCGTCCGATCGCGGAACGTGTACGCCGACGAGTCCACCGTCGATTGGTTGGAGTTGCCCAACTTGATCGAGGTAATCGAAGAAATCGGCCCGTTTGAGACACGCAGGATGTCCGAGTCGTCCCCGTCGAAGGACTCGGTGAACGTGCCGCCCTCGAACCCCCCGGACGTGCGACCGCATAGCGACTCGATCTCCTCGGTCGCCTGTTCGATGTAGAGCGCGAGGATGGTGTCGTAGTCGGACCCCGAGATCCCGCGCTCGGTCTTGTATTCGGATGCGGTCACGATCGCCATGCAATCACTGCTCCGCGCTCAGGGCCTTGTTCTCGGGCTTGGCGCGCTTGCGGGCGCGCTTGGGTCCGTCCACCGCCTTGGCGAAACGGTCCTCGATGAGTTGCTTGGCGACGGGCTCGGACACCTGGGTCACTGTCCCCTTGGGTCCGAACCGCGTGCTGTTCTTGAGAAGCTCGATCCACTGCATGAATGCACCTCCGAATACACCACGCCCCGTCTCCGGGGCATGGTGGTTGTGATGTGATTAGGCGAACGCCTCAGCCGCGAAGCCGCGCGCCGTCGCCGACTCGCCGACGTTGCCGTTCTCGCGCGACAGGATCGCGATGACCCCGTACACGCCAGCCCCGGTCCCGTCCTCGGTGAGCGTGACCTTGTGGAACTGCCCAATGGACTTGTCCGTCAGGTCGATGTGGATGGCGTAGAGCCCGCCGTCGCTGGTTGCCCCCGGAAGGTCCGAGCCGGTCAGCGCCGCGCCCGTGATGTCCGTGAGCGCGCCGCCCGACGTGTCCGCCGCCTGCACCTTGAACGGGTCGATCGCGCCAAGCGTCGATCCAACCGCCAAGACGTAGGTGACGTGGTTGTATCCCGTGCAGTCGATTTCGACCGCCGTAGCCGAGCCGTCGTCGAGCGAGACGGGAAGCACCGCCTGTCTGATTGTCGTGTTCTGTCCGTGAACCATGATTCCTCCTTAGTCCTGGATCGCGACGATCCCGGACTCGTTCGCGGTGTTGTTGACATCGTGGAGCGAGTGCGCCCAACGCTGGGTGTAACGGAACGCGATCTGGTCCTTCTCGAAGTACCGCTCGCCGGAGGTCGCCAACTGCTCGGACCCCGTGACCACGCCCATCTTCGCCGAGTACGACCACGCACCCGCGTAGGCCGAGAGCTGGTCAGCCGAGTACGACTTGGGCATGACCTGCGAGATGTAGACCGGGATCTCGTCAAACATAGGAACCTTGATCGACGGAGCAGCGCCGCCCACAAGGTCCGCAGGAGTCGCGCCGCCAGCGCTGAGCGCGAAGCGACGGAGCACCTTCATGTAGAACGCCATCGAACAGACAATCCCGAACTTCGGATCGGAGTACGCCCACGCGGGGAGCAACCCGAGCCAGTCCTGAATGTCGCTCACGGTGTAGTCGGCCCAGCTCGTCGAGAGCGCCGCGTCAAAGGTCGTGTTCGCCCCAACGTTGTCGCTCACGCCCACGCGGTTGTGCGAGCCGAGGAAGATCGACTCGTCCTCCCACTTCGCCATCGCACGCGAGAACGAACGCGCGAGCACGTCGCCAACGTTGAACGCCGAGTCGTTGAGCAGTTCGGACGACTGGAGCGCGAGCCCCGCCGTCTTGCTCGCGACGAGTTGGACGGCGTTGAACGTCGGGTCGGACGCGGTAATGGTCGCGTTCTCGCCAACGTCGTACATCGTCACGTCGTCGGAGATTCGAGACACGGTACGGACACCCTCGGACATCGGCGTGATGCCGATCGCCGCGCGAGCCGCGCCGTGGTCCTCGATGTTCTCGATCAACTCGGGAACGTACTCGCCGAAGACGAGCGCGCCGCCCGTGGAGTTGACGCTGGTGGACCCGGCCTTGGCGACGATCTTTTCGTCGTTCGCCATTTGCGGATAGCCCTTGTCGCCGAACGCCGTGAGACGCGCCTTGGCCCCGAACCACTCGGACTTGTCAGCCGAGTCGAACATGGGGCGGTAGCCCGTCTTGAGCTTGCGGAACTCGCGAGCCGCCTGGTCGTAGCGCTTCTTCGCCACGTCCTGCGGGCTCCCGAACTTGAACCCGCCGGATCCCCCGAAGCCCTTGGACGCGATCGCACGCTTGCGCTGAACGTCGGGCGACATCCCGGCCTCAGCGCGGTCGCGGCGGCGCTGGTCGATTCGAGCGGACTTCGCCGCCTCCTCGTCCTCGTCCATTTCCTTGTCTTCTTCGTCCTCGTCCATCTCCTCGGACTCGGCCTCCGTCTCATCGACGACGACCACATCCTCGTCCGCGTCAGCACGGACGGAGATGGTGACGGTCTTGACGGCTTTCGCATCCCACGCCTTCTCGACATCATCGAGGTCGTAGGACTCGTCGCCGAAATCGAACACGCCGATTTTGATCTCGGGCTGATTGGCCCACTCTTTGAACTCTTTGAACGTCTTGCCGTCAAAGCCACGCTTGCGCGCAAGCTTCACGATGGCAAGAAATGTCTTGCGATCCATCGTGGATCCCCCCTTTGCTAAGTGCATGTGACAACACACACCGCAGGGCATCACGATTGGATCGCAGGGTCAGGCCGATTGATCCGCAGGCCACACCGATTGGCTTCTACACATCACGCGGCGGGGCTTTCACCCAAGCCGCGCAAACGTCAAGCGCTTTCGTCAAACGCACGCGGGATCTTTCGACCCCCGCTGTGCGGTCCCCCCATGAACCGACCCCCGAAAGTGTCAGTGCTCCTATTCAAAGTATACGCACGAAATGAACAGAAGGGGGACCGAATCCCGCTCAATCGGATTCATTTTCCTCGTCGTCCTCGTCGTCGCCGTACAGACTGCCCTCGATCTTCGGATTCGGGGGCTCGTACTCGCTCAGGATGTCGATCGCTTTGGAGAGCGCGAGCCCGTCGCCGCGCGGGTGGACGGCGATGAGTTCCCCGTTGTCGTGGTTCCCACCCTTGCGATACGCGACAATCACCACCGCGTCGCACGACACGAACAGATCATCGGCGACCTCCCCGACCTTCGCGTACAGGTCCGATCTCCGAACGCCCTTGCCCCGCCTCGCCATGCGCACCCCCTGCCATCTCGGAAATCCAACCTCGCACCACGCTCTCCAACAGTCGCCCGATTTCGTCCGGGTCCTCAGTCTCAAGACTGGTCCCGAACACCATCGACCTCCCGTCACCAACCACCACCTTCCACCCTCGCATCGGCGTGTTGTTGTGGTCGAGAAGGTGACTGTCGAATGTTGGTGATCGCTCGAATCTCACGCCGTCACCACCCCTGAACCCGTCCGCTTTTCGATCCAGTCGTTGTAGAGCCCCCGCACCCGCGTCTCCGCGTTCCACTGGCGCGACACGCGCAAGGACTTCGCCGGACCCGCGCGGAGATCCGCATCACCCACGACGACCGCTTGCCCCCACATCGTCTTGTCGTGCCGCGTCATGTAGTTGGGGTCGAGGTTGCGCATCGTCCCGGCGTTCGCGAACCAGTACGGGATCGGAACCTTGCTCGTCATCATCGCCTGATTGACGTGCTGGGGTCGGTGCGTGTGGACCCCCACCCACAACCCATACGGCGCGCCGAGCAGGACCGAGTGCTCCGCGTCCGCCTTCGCGCCTGTGCGCCAACCGTGACCGAGCGTGACCTGGCCGAGCCGGAACACCCCTCGCCGCCTACAGAAATCATAAGTCGTTGCGAGCTTCCACTTGAGCGCGTTCTTGTTGACCTGCGCGCCGTCGAGCGTGTGCTGAGGTTGCCGCCAATCGCACAGCCGCCTGAGTTTCGGATCCACACGCCCCCAGTCGAGGATGTTGTGGTCGTGGTTGCCCATGCACCGAACGTACTCGCACCGCCGCCCGCCCGCGTCCATGATCTGACGCTTGATCTCGTCGTCGGCGGCGTACTCGTCGAGGAGGTCGAACCCCTCCTCGGACGGCCAGCGGCTCGCGCCGTCCGCCTCAAGATCATCCCCGAGCGAAATGATGTAGTCGGGCCGGAACTCCTCGACCTGCTCGCAGAGCCAGTCGATCGCGTCGGGGTCGTGGAGCGGCGCGTGGGCGCACCCGTAGGCGAGCCATCGGACCACGTTCTTCGTTCGCTTGGGCATCCGTACCCCCGCCGCGTCTTTGCGGCCTAGCCGTCCATGATTCCCAGCACCCGGTCCGCGAAGTCCCGAATCAACTCCGCGCTCGTCTCGGGGTGGACCGTGTGGCCCGCAGACGCGAACGCGACGGCGAGGTCGCGAATCAACGACCGCCGCTCGGGGTCGCGCGGTTCCAGCACACACCCGGTTCGCAGGTCCATGATCTGTTGTGTCTGGAGCATGGGGATTATACGCGAGTCCCGACGATTATGGGTTCCTGACCCTCGATAAACACCGCCCGGCGCTTCTCCTCATATCCGAGCATCACGGCGACACGCTTGTCCACCTCGCCGCGATCGACCATCTCGCCCAGCGTGTCGAGCATCTTGCCGCCGTCGCCCTGCACGATCGAACCCTGACACGACACGTTGCAAGGGAGCGCCGTGAACGACAACTCGAACCACGACCAGCGCCGCACGATCGACGACGGCGACTTGCCGCCGCGCGCGTACTTCTCGATCTCCTCGTCCGTGGGCGGCCCGTAGTCAACCGGGAAGAACCCGATCGAGAGCCCGATCTGTCCAGCGCTCCGTGCGATGGCCTTGACCGCGCGACCGGCCTCGTTGTCGTAGAGCCGGATCCGCACACGCCACTCGCCGCCCTTGAGCGACATGGAGCGGATCACCCCCGCCGCGTCGTTGATCCCGTAGTTGTGATCGACGAACACCTGGCGGTTCTTCTCGATGTAATCCCGCTCCGCGCCCTCGGGGATCACCACCTCGTCGTCGAGGTCGATGTCGCCCGTGTTCGCGATCGCGATAATGTCGTTTTTCTCGCCGTCCTCGTCGATCTCTGTGACTTTGCCGTAGGACGCAACCACCCCGAACGTCTTTGTCCCGACGTTGGGGTTCTTGCGGATCCTGTCGATCAGCGCGTGCCTGTTCATTCCTCGTCCCCCTCGTCGTCAAACACCGCCACCGCCGTGCATCGGCAGTTGGGGCGCGCGGGTGGCGTATACACGTCCCGCGTGAATGTCTCCTTGCCCAACGTCTCACCCGCTTTCACGAACGGTTCGCCCAGCGGCTTGGGGCTCCGCGCCGCGATCATCTGGTGCGCCGTCGTCGCCCCCGGAGCCGTGCGCCACTCGACCTTGGACACCCCGATATCGCGCCACCCCTCGTAGCGCGCGCCGTTCGCCGCCGTGCTCATCTCCGTCCGCGCGATCCGCTCGGCCCGGTACTCGGGGATCCCGGCCTCCTCGATCTCGCCGGCGATGTCGTCGATACTCAGCCCCTCCTCAAGCCCGCGCCGGATCGCCGGTCGGATGATCTGCTCAGTCGTGTCCGCGATGTCGTCGGCGACACGGATCACATGCGATTCGAGGAACCGGAGCGCGCTTTCGGGCCTGACGTTGAACGGGTCGCGTCCGTTCTGCTCGGCGAGCGCCCGCACGTCCTCCATCGCCAGGTCCACGATCCCGCGCATCGACTCACCCAACTCGCGCGCGGCCTGATCGCGGAGCGGACCAAGGTTCGGCGTAACCCCCTCGCGCTCGGCGCGGATCACCTCGTCCTGCATGTCTGTGAGAATGTCGCGGAACGCGGGTTCGAGCTCGTCCCGGTACTCGCGGAACACCTGACGGAGCAATGGGTCGGCGGCGATGTCGTCGTCATCGTCCTTCGTGGAGTGCCCACACCGACAGTCTTGCCATTCAGGAAGTTCGGCGGATTTGACCAAATCGAGGATCTGTATACTTGTGGTATCAGGTCCGCGCTGTTTATTGTCGGTTGTTACTTGTTTCTGCTCGTTGTTGGCGCTCAGAAACTGGCCCGGAATCGAGAACCCCCCGAACCCGTCACCTCCCCCCGCGATCTCCCCCAGCGGGACACCGTTTACCATCAACTTGTCCGCGTTCTCGTCGTCCGCCGGGTCGTACCCCAACTCCGCGCGCGCCTCGTTGATCGACACGATCCCGCCGCGCGCGAGGATGTCCATGCGCTGCGAGAGCGTCTCCACGTCACGCTTTACCGGGTCGTCGTATGCGAAGAAATACGCATCCGGGTCGAGCCCGAAGTACGGAAGCAACTGGCACAACTCAGCCGCGTCACGCTCAAGCCGGTAGGTGATCGCGCCGCCCATGTACTGCAAGTCGTACCCGACGAGCGCCGAGGCATACGTCGAATCGTTGCCCTGCGCCATGCTGTCCGTGTGGCCGAACGCGAGACGGACCTGACGCTCGTACCGCTCCAACTGCGCCTCGGTCTGGAGCTCCTTCGGCGGCCACGCGATCGGCTCGACCTTGACCTCGCCCGATGTGACGTGCGCTTTGCTCCCCGAGATGGAGCCGCCCTTGCTGTTGATCTCCCGCTCCACCTGCTTGGCGATCTCTGGCGGTGTCCCGGCGGGGAGCGAGACCATCGAGTCGGGTCGATACCCGCGCTGCACGAACGCGAGATCGTGCATGGCCGTTTGGGTCAGGATCTCCGCGATCGGCACAACGCCCGCGAGCGGCCCCTCCCCCTCGTATGGGTTGAACCTCGACTCGGTGTGCCGGAAGTACGCCACGTCGTCCAGGTCGAGCTCGATCCACTCCGTATCCGAGCGCCCATATACGTACCCGACGAGCCCCCCGTCGTCGTCGATGTTGAGCAGCACGAACTGGGGGAGCAGCGGGTACATCGAGATCGGGTAGCCGCCCGAGCCCCACCCGAGCATCCCGAACGCCTTGCCCGTGATCTCCTTGAAGTAGAACCGATTGCGCGCCATCGCCATCCCGTTCATCCACGGATTCGGGCGGTTGAGCATGTCGAGGATCGGGTGGTCGCGCACCTCCTCGGTTTCGTTCGCTTGCACCGAGTACACGCCCGCCTTGCCGACGAGCCGTTTGTGCTTCGCGATCTTGTGGCCCCGGACCAACCGCCGCTCGCTCGCGTCCGTCGCGTCCACACGGCGCATGAGTCGGAGCGGCATCCGGGCGCACACGTCGGCGTTACCCGAGGCGCATTGGTGGACGGTCCCCCACGCGCGATCGAGCAGCGCCTGCGCTTCGTGGTCGCGCGGTCGGTGGTAGACCTTGAGTTTGTCCGCTGTGCGGACGGTTGTTTCGTCGAAGATCACCTGCGCTCGATCGGCGGGGATCTTCTTGCCCCTTATGAAGTCAAGCAAGCCCATCAATCCCACCCCCATTCAGGATCCGCGTCGCGGATCTCCGCGATCGACATCGACGACCGCTCCTTGCGCCCGGCGCGATCCCCCTCGCCCGCGCTCACGAACACGAACGGCGTGCCGCCGTCGAGCTCCGCGAAGTCGTAGCGGTTCGCGTCGATTCCGTGGTTGTTCGCATCGACCGGCTTTTCCTTGAGCCCGTCGTTTGATCGAGCCCACTCATACGACTCCATCTCGCGGATCAGGTTCGGGCACGCCGGGTTGATCGTCCATCGCGGCTTGCCGTCGCCCGGATCGCGGAGCCGCTGTTGCATCAACTGGATCCCCGATAGGATCGAGTCCGGGCCCTTGCGCGCGCCCTTGACCGCGAACCCCGCGCGCTGACACTCCTCGATGAACGCGGGCTCGGCGCTGTCCACGACCAACGGGCACGTCCGATCGTGCATCATCTCGCGGAGCACGTCGATCGCGTCGGCGTGGGTCACACCCGGCTGGTAGAACTCGCGCGACGTATGCACGCGCCCGTCCTGATCGACCTCGCGCTCGTAGATCGCGAACGGGTCCGTGTACCCCGGATCCACGCAGTACCGATACTCGACGGCGGGCAACCGCTCGCTCGTCACATGCGTGTCGCGCTGGAACCCGTCAAAGATCAGGCCGTCCGACCCGACCCACTTGCCGAGTACATACCGCTCATACGCCACGCCCGTCAACTGCTCCAGGTCCGCGAGGTAGTCGTCGGACAGGAACACGTTTTCGAGGGCGCTCGCTTGGATCACCCGGTAGTTGTCGCCCATCGGCGAGCCGCCCGGATCGAGCCCCCACGCCGTCGCGACCCAGTGCGAAGGAGGGCCGGGGTTGCACGCCGAATAGAACTGGTGCGGCAAGCCAGGGACCTTCATCCGCACGCGGCCCTTGAGCATGGTGTAATCGGCCTCGGTGCAGTCCACGAGCTCGTCGATCGCGCACCCGGTCGCGTTGACCGAGCCGAGTTTGGCCGGATCGTCGAGCCCGAAGTACAGGATCTCGCCGCCGCCGTGGATCTTGATCGTCTTCTCTGACTTGTTGTGCGTGTAGGTTCCGGGCTCAAGGATCGGGGGCAACTCGCCGTCCGGTTCGAGCAGCGTGCGGAGCGTGGACTTCTTGAGCGATTCGAGCGTCTTGCGGCACAGCATCTCGACCGCGCCGGGCTTCTCCGCGCGCATGCGGAGTTTCCAACAGAGCGTGCGGGACTTCCCCGCCGCGAACGCGCCGGAGTAGAGCAGGTGTCGCGTGCGCACGTCGCGCACGAACTCCACCTGTTTCGGGAGCATCGGGATTTGCTCAACCGTTGCCGTCATCGTTCCCCGCGAGCAGTTGCTGCTCGTTCCCCTGAGCGTCCACGACCGTGAACGTCACCTTGCGCGACCCGTCCGCCTTCTCCTCGAACTGCGCCGACTGGAGCGTCTGACCTGGGACCGCGTACTTCATCACGATCTCCATCGCCTTGAGCCGGTCTGCCGGTTTCTCGTTGGGCGACATCGCGATCTGCATCGCCTGCTCCGCCAGCTCCTCAACCCCCTGAACCCCGATCTTGCGACGGAACGCCGCGTGCATCTTCTTGGCGAGCGACGTGGTGTTCTCGCCGTGCCTGTTGCCCTTCGCGAAGACGAGGCACCCCCGGTCGTCGTACTCCATCCCCTCGGGCGGCGGCTTGCGTGTTGTCGTCTCATCGTCGGCCATCGTTCTTGTCCTGCGCCCACGCCACGATCGCGACGACCATGAGGATCGCGATGATCGCGCCGAGCGCGTCCACTTACCCGTCCTCCGTCTCGAACCACGGATCGCACCCACACGCGCGGCGCGTCTGCTCACACAACGAAGCGTCCGAATCGCCACGGCACAGCCGCGGCTCGACATCCGAACGCACCTCGTCGAGCGCCGCGTCCCGGTGCTCCCAGCACCACGGACCGCCGCACACCTGCTCGCGCCCGCAATCGGGGTGATCGCACTTCATCGGTCGCGGCTCCGTGTGCGCGAGCGTTGCCCACCCGTGACCCACCCCGACTCGTCCGTCATCACGCCGATGATGTCCTCGGCGATGAGGTTCGCGGTCGCCGCGTTGCCGGGGTGGATGTCGGAGCCGTCCATCGTGTACCCGTCGAGCGCCCCCGGCGAATCGCCGCCGTAGTACCGCCACAGGTTGATAAAGCCCCAACCGTTCTGGCGGCACTTCGTGTAGATGGAGTTGGCTTCACTCTCTGTCCACGACCCCGCCCCATCACTCTGCCACGGGGCGATGACGAGGATGTCGGGCTCGGCGAAACCTGCCCCGGTGTGCCGCGTAATCATGTTGTTGGCGAGCTGCTCGATGTTGTCGGCGCGCGTCCCGCTGTTCTCGGGGTTGTGGCCGAGCATGATGACCACGAGATCCGCGCCGTTGATCGCCTGCACCGCCGCGAGCCTCGCCGCGTTGTCGATCTCGTCGAGGTGGTCGTCGGCGCTGTAGCCGCCCTGGAAGATCGGGATGAACTGGAGGCCGCCGCTCGGGTACGAACCCGCCGCCGCGTTCTTGAAGTACGTTCCGACGATCTGGAGGTACAGGTCCTCCTCGTCGCCCGATGTCCCTCGGGTGATAAAGTTGATCCCGACAGGTTCATCCCCCTCGCTCCCGAAGCCCCCCGCACCTGCGGCGCGGATACTCGCCTCGATCGTTCCCGAGCCGTCGCTGGCGGTGATGAGGTCGAGCCCGCCCGCTCGGTCGAAGTTGCCGTCCGCGTCACCCGCACCGCCGCCGTTGCCGACGTTGACGGTGTTGCCGTCCGTGGTGTTGCGGAACTCTTGGAGCCCGACACCCACCCACGACGCGGAGTCGTTGACGTAGGCCACGATCGCGGACCACTCGGAGTCCAGATCCAGCGTGCCGGTGAAGCCCGAGGCGTTCGTGAGCCCGACGCTGTGAACCTCGGTGTTGTTGCTCAGGTCGCCCCCGCTCACAAGGATCGAGCGTGAGTAGCCGAGGTGGAAGCCCGACGACGCGCCGCCCGGCCACGCCGATCCAGGCTCGACCGAGACACTGGTGGTCGAGGGTGGTCCCGTGATGTCGAAGGCGTTGGCGTGGATCCCCACGCTTTGCTGATTGATGTTGTACGCCATGAGCCCGGTGATGGGCGCGTCGATGTTCTCGGGGATTTGGCCGCCCATGCGCTCGACGCTCTGCTCGGACTGCGAGTCGCCGATCCAGATGACTTTGCGAGACAACTTAGTGGTCGCCTGCGTGGGGAGCGCGATCTTGTCAAGGTTCCAGTTCAGTGGTGCAGGCATGTCGATCCCCCAATAGTCGAACCAGTCCTCGATGTGGTGCGGACCCGCGAACGCGATGAGCATGGCGACGAGTGCATGGGTCACGCGGCCTCCGGTTGGAACCACGTCGCCCCGTCAAGCCACGGCTCGATCAGCCGTTCGGCCTCGGCGAGTCGGTCGTCGATCTGCGTGCCGTCCGTCCCGGCCTCGAACCACCACAGCGGCTCGAACGCGCCCACGCTCGCGAACGCGCGCGCCTGCTCCATCGCCGTGCGCTCGTCCATGCGTGCGATCGCGCCACCCCTGCCCCGGATCCGAAGTTGGAACGACGGGTGGGTGGTGCGCTCGTTGCGGTGTCCGTGGTCGCCGTGGTGGGTCATCGTCGCGCGCCCGATCGTCACGCCGTACACGATCCGCTCGGTGAATCGCTGCGGGTCGTCGGAGTACGCGAAGCGCGCGTAGGTGTTGGGGAAGCACGCCTGGGGCGCGTAGGCCGACGTATCGACCTTGAGCGCGGCGTACTGATAGCGGTTGAAGTACGGGCGGCGCTCGGTCATGTAGACCTGATTCCAGACACCCACGTCGTAGCCGATCTCGCGAGCGCGGCGGCAATACGCGGCGGTTTGGATCGCGTCGTTGGTGGGTCGGAGCTCGTCGATCGCGACGTACCCGTCGTACTCCCAGTCGATGTAGGCCAGAGCGCCCGAGACGTAGTGGGCCTGGGCATCGTTGAACGACCGCTCGATGCGGCGCTCGCTCGGCTCGCGGTTGCGGCCCATGTCGATCTGCACACACGGTCGGGTGCTGAGGTTCCACCCCATACCGTCGAGCGCTTGGCGGATCTTCGTGATCTCGGACCGTTCGATGGTGGGCGCGACACACAGGATGGGGCGGATGGGGTTGGTCACTGCGCCCCCCGCTCTAGCCGGTCGATGCGGATGTTGTGGTCGTCGAGGCGCTGGTCCATTTCCTTGAGCGTTTCGGTCAGGTCGTGGACGCGCCCGGTGAGGTCGTCCACCTTGGTGGTGAGCTTGCCGATCGACGATTCGAGCCGCCCAACGGCCCACACCCCGGCGGCGATGAGGCCGGCCCCGGTGAGCATGATCGAGACGATCGTGAGTGCGATTTGCCACGCTTCCATGCGTGCCCTCCAACAAAACAAGCCCGCTCGCGCGGGCAAGGGTCACGACTGGACCGACCTAAGAATCTTCTTGACGCGGCGCTGCGTGTCCGCTGACTGTTTCACATCACCCGCGCCCTTGATCGCCTCGCGCACGGACTTTGAATCGTTGAGCGATGTCACGATGTCCTCGGTGCGGCGGCGCTCACGGAACAGGCCGAGCGCCGAGAGGATCGCGATGGCCGTGGGTCCACCCGCCCAAGCCGCGATTTCACCCACCGACCAGATCAGGTTTTCGAGGTCCTCGGCTTCTTTCGCGGCCTGCTCGAACGCGGCCTCGGCGCGGACCTGCGCCTCGTCGCGGAGCGTGACCAGCACGTCGTCGCGGACCATGCGGAGCGCGGTGCGTGCGTCGCCGACCTGAGATTGGAAGTGCCTGAACTCGGCGAGCGCGTTCCCGCTCAGCCGCGACTCGATCGCGACCAGGAGATCGCCGGGTTCGCCCGATCCCTCGGGGTAGTCGGCGAGGATCTCGTCGATCGTTTCGATGGCGGATTGCGAAGCGTCCGCGATCTCGACGTAGCGTTCGCCCACGGCCTGCGGGTTGGTGCAGGCGGTGAGCTGGAGTGCGGAGAACGCGAGCAGGGCGGCGATCGCCCATCGTTTCCAACCGATCATTCAGATACCCCCGAAATGGTCGGGGGTCGGCTCGCGGGGGGCGCGCCTACTCAAGTGTAGGCGGGTCGATTGCTCGGGGGGCGCTGGCCGCGTGATTTCTGGTCAGATTTCCGTTGTTTCCTGAATATCGCCTCAGATCCCGCCTAAGGCGTTTCAGGGCTTCGGCGGGGTTCGAGTCGTTTTTTGTGCTCGCGTGGCTGAGAGGCGATTCTAGGCGGGTCTGCGTGGATCCTGGTTTGATTTCGAGATCCCGATGTGCATAAGAGCGAGAACCGCCGCCGGTGGTCGCCGCGCCAGCGGCGCTGTCTTGTCTCTGTCTTGTCTTGTCTTGTCTTGTCTGGTCACGCATGTTGCGTGACACCCCTGTCACGCATGTTGCGTGACACCCCTGTCACGCTGTTTGCGTGACAAAAGCGTGACAAAAGCGTGACATCGGGGTTTTTGATACCGTGAGGGGCGTTAGTGTGTGCTAGCGTTGTCTGTAAGTTAGTGCGATTTGGTGGTTCTTGAACGGCGCGGCGAGGGAAAAGCGACGTGGGGAGTCCCGTATTTGAGACAGTGTTTGTGTGACCATCCACCCACACCCGTGCCCATTAC